GAAAGAAAATATTAATAATTGTACCCACAACATCTTTGGTGTCGCAAATGTATTCTGACTTTGCGGATTATGGATGGGACGTAGAAAAATACTGTCACAAGATATTCCAAGGACAGAGTAAAGAAACCAATAAGAAAGTTGTAATATCTACATGGCAATCTATCTATAAGATGCCTAGAGATTATTGGGGTCAGTTTAATGTTGTAATTGGTGATGAATGTCACTTATTTAAAGCAAATTCTTTAAACAAGATTATGGACAGGCTCACTGATTGTAAATACAGATTTGGAACTACTGGAACTTTGGATGGAAGTAAAACTCACAAATTAGTTTTGACTGGATTGTTTGGTGATGTAAAACAAGTTACAACCACAAGAAAACTAATTGACAGTAAAACTCTTGCAGACTTTAGTATTAAGTGTATTGTACTTAAATACTCTGAGAAAATTTGTAAGGAAATGAAAGGAACCAAATACGCAGACGAAGTAGAGTGGATTGTTACAAACAATAGAAGAAACGAATTCATTAAAAACTTGGTTCTAGATTTAAAGGGTAATACACTCGTTTTATTTAACTTTGTAGAAAAGCATGGAATTCCATTACATAATTTATTAAAGGATGGCGCAGATGAAAACAGAAGAGTCTTTTTTGTGCATGGAGGAGTTGACACAGAAATTAGAGAAGAGATACGAAGAATTACAGAAAAAGAGAAAAACGCAATTATCGTGGCTTCTTATGGTACATTTTCTACTGGTGTCAATATTCGTAATCTACACAATGTAGTTTTTACATCTCCTTCGAAGAGTCGGATACGAAATCTTCAATCGATTGGAAGAGGATTGAGGAAAGGAAATAACAAAGAGCGTGCAGTGTTGTATGATATTGCTGATGATATGAAGTATAAATCACATATGAATTTTGCACTGAGGCATTTTTATGAAAGACTAAATATTTACAACGAAGAGAAATTTGATTTCAAAATTCATGAAGTTAAAATTTCAGAGTAGTATAAAAAAGGACTATTTCCGAAATGAATATTGAGTATAAACTAATTAAACTCATAACAAAAGAAAATATAATCACTCAAGTCGCTCCCGAAGAAATAGAAGGGAAGGGTTATATAATTTTTCATAATCCATATGAAATTAAATCGTTCATGAACCCTCAGAACGGTGAGTTTAGCACTACGCTCATTGATTGGTTAAATTTTTCAACAGACAACTTTACAAAAGTCGCACTTAATGATATAATTACCGTTAATGAACCAAGTAAAGATTTAGTTGACCATTATCAAATGATTCTAAACAATAAAAATTTTCAGGCTCAGATCGAGAAAGAAGTCGATACCTCTCCTGTGGAGAACAGTGTAAGTTTGGACGAAACGGAAGAATATTCTCAAGATGACTTCTTAGAGATGTTAGTGAAGCATTCTAATAAGATAATACATTAATATCCTTAAGCATCCACATAGTGGATAATACACGGTTGTCAAGGACTTGTCAAGAGAAAAAAATAAAAAAAAATTGATTGACACGTTAACCATCTTGTGGTAGTATGTACATAACTTTACATTAGGAAAAGAATATTATGCCAAGAACTAAAGATAAAAATACAAGAAATCATTATGTTGACAACAAACTCCTTCTTCAAGAGATGCGAAAGTATAAGGAAGCAGTCAACCAATCAAAGGAAGAAGGGACAGAGCGTCCAAGAGTTCCTAACTATATAGGTGAGTGCATTATGAAAATTGCACAACACTTATCCTATAAACCAAACTTTATTAACTACACATACAAAGATGAAATGATATCTGATGGGATAGAAAATTGTTTGTTGTACATTGACAATTTTGATCCAGAAAAATCATCGAACCCTTTTGCATATTTTACTCAAATCATTTACTATGCGTTTATTCGAAGAATTCAGAAGGAAAAGAAACAATCTTATGTTAAGTACAAATCTCTAGAAAATCAAGAACTTCTTGATGAAGTAATGTCCGGCCCAGATAATAGTCAGGTAAAAAGAGGTGTCCTAGATTTCATACACAGTAACATGGATGAATTTCTTGCTGAATTTGAAGAAACTCAGAGAAAAAAGAAAGAGAAAGCAAAAGAGAAAAGAATGCAGAATAAGGAAGTATAATTTATAATGAAAATTGCATTGATTACGGACACTCATTTTGGTGCCCGAGGCGACTCTATTCTATTTCATAATTATTTTTTGGAATTCTATGATAATGTTTTCTTCCCTTATCTTGAAGATAATGGAATTGACACGGTTATTCATTTAGGTGATGTAACCGATAGACGAAAGTTTATTAACTATAATATCTTAGATGGATTTAAAAGTAGATTTATTGAGCGCCTAAAGAAATACGATACCTATTTTATCATTGGTAATCATGATGTGTATTATAAAAATACAAACCGCATTAATTCAATGGAACAGTTATTTGGTGATGAATTAAAAATTTATACTGAAACCACAACTTTAAATTTTGATGGAACAGATGTATGTTTTATTCCTTGGATTAACTCAGAAAATTATGATAACACAATATCTCATTTAAAGAAAACCAAAGCAAAGATTGCAATGGGACATCTTGAAATCGCAGGATTTGAAATGGGCGCTGGATTGATGTGTCATGATGGTATGGATAAAAAATTATTCAAAAATTTTGATATTGTGATGTCTGGCCACTTCCATCATAAATCTCACAATGGAAACATTCATTACTTAGGAAATCCATATGAAATTACATGGGTTGATTGTAATGATAAAAGAGGTTTTCATATTTTTGACACTGAAACATTAGAACTAGAACATATTATAAACCCATATAAAATGTTTCACAAAGTTTATTATGACGAAGATGAAAAAATTTCTGCAAGCAAATACAAAGACAAATATGTTAAGTTGATTGTAAAAAATAAAACGGACTCTTATAAGTTTGATGTTTTTGTGGATGAACTTTATAGGAATGAAGTTGCTGATTTATCAATTGTAGATGATTCAACTGAATGGGATTTTGAGGAGGCATCTGATATTGATGCAACTGAAGATACAATGTCACTTTTAACAAATTATATAGACAACTATGAAATCGATGTAGATAAAAACAAGTTAAAGAGTATCATGCAAGACTTGTATGTTTCTGCGTTGAGAGGTGCGTAAATGATTGAATTTAAAAAGATTAGATGGAAAAACTTCTTATCGACAGGTGATAATTTCACAGAGATACAGTTAAATAGAACTTCATCAACTTTGATTGTTGGGGAAAATGGCGCTGGTAAGTCTACTATACTTGATGCCCTAACATTTGGACTATTCGGCAAACCCTTCCGTAAAATTAACAAACCGCAACTTGTTAACACTGTTAATGAAAAAGACTGTGTAATCGAAATTGAATTTTCAATAGGTAAACGAGAATATTTGGTAAGACGAGCGATTAAACCAAATAAATTCGAAGTTTATATTGATGGTAAGATGTTAGACCAAGACTCTAAAATTAGAGACAGTCAAATCTATCTAGAAGAAAACATTCTTAAACTTAATTTTAAATCTTTTACCCAAACAGTTATTTTAGGTAGTGCAACCTTTGTTCCTTTCATGCAATTGAATTCCAATGATCGAAGAGATATTATTGAAGACATTCTCGACATCAAAATATTTTCTGCCATGAATGAAATTCTTAAAACAAAATCTACAATACTGAAAGAAGAATTGTTTGAGAATGAAAAAGAAAGAGAGTTACAAGATTATAAGATTGATTTGCAAGAAAGAAATATTCAACAGTTGAATGAAGATAAGTCTGCCTCTATCAAACAAAACAAAACAAAAATTAAAGACAAGAGACTTCAACAGAAAAAAATACTATCTGAAAACGAGAAGTATGATAGTCAACTAAACACACTTGCACTATCTATTGGTGATGAAGTAAAGGCAGTAACAAAGAATAAAAAATTAGAAAAGTTAGACACTCAACTGCACAATAATATTTCCAAAATCGAAGGTGATATTAATTGGTTTGAGAGTAAAGATGTTTGTCCTTCTTGTCAACAAGATATTGAAGATGAACACAAACACGAAATAATTTCTTCTAAAAATACCAAGAAAAAAGAAATAGAAAATGCCTTGTTAGATCTTCAAAAAGAGTTGGATTCAACACAAGAAAGAATACAAGAAATTGAGACTATTAAAAAAGAAATATTAGAGCTAAATAATAAGAAGAGTTCCAATATGAACACTTTTTCTTTTATCCAAGATAGTATCGATGAAATTGAAAAAGAAATTGAGGATGCAGAAAGTAATAATGACAATATGAATTCTTTAGAAGAGGAACTAAAAGAACTTAGAAAACTGGCAAAAGATTTAGATTCCAAGAGAAGAGAATTAGTAGATACTAGAAATTATTATAATGTTGCCTCTCAGTTCCTAAAGGATACTGGAGTAAAAACTTCTATTGTAAAATACTACTTACCAATCATGAATAAGTTGATAAACAAGTATTTGCAAGAGATGGATTTTTATATTAATTTTACCTTGGATGAAAAATTCTCAGAGAATATTAAATCCAGAGCGAGAGAAAACTTTACATATCCTTCTTTCTCCGAAGGTGAAAAAATGCGTATTGATCTTGCCCTCCTATTTACTTGGAGAGAAATTGCTCGCATGAAGAATAGTGTCAATACCAATTTACTTATTCTTGATGAAGTTTTTGATAGTTCTTTGGATGCAACTGGAACAGATGAGTTTTTAAAACTGCTAAATACTTTGGGTGGTAATAATGTTTTTGTTATTAGTCACAAGGGCGATATACTATATGACAAGTTCCACAGTGTAGTTAGATTTGAAAAGGTAAAAGGATTTAGTAGGATTGGACAAAATACATAATGACAAGTGAATTATTTTTTGGTGATTATAAAAAATGGATTGGTGAATTAGAATATGATTATCTATTTACAAGTCCACCAGATTTCGAAGAGATTGGTACAGACCCTTCCAAACCAGAACTCTATCAAGACTTTTTGATTGATGTTTTTAGTGCCGCAAAACCAAAAAGTAATGCGTTTACCGTTGCCTTTACAGACAGAAAATACAACGGAACTATTGTTCCCAAGTCTAGTATTCTGAAACATTCAATGAGTTGTTTGGGGTATAACTTATTGACTCATAAGATATGGGTTAAGAGTGATAAAGTCGATTTGTATAGATTGACATACGGTAATGTAATGACTTTTGGTAAAGGTAAAGTAAAACAATACATGTCA